GGCGATTCAGGCACATCAGCTTCCGAAATAGGAAGTCTAGATGGCTCGAACCCTTTCTCGAGGGCAGTGAGACTTTTGTAATGCGGAAGAATGAAAATAATCCATTCTTCCACACAGTCTTAGCTCCCGATCGAGGGACGTGCAAGTATGTGTCAACTTCCTCATCACTAGCAGGCCCGGTAACTAGCCGAGCCCAGCTAGGCAGGTATTGGAACAGAAGTTCCCTTACCCCTTGATAAGGATCCGACCAACTATCCATAAGCACCGTAGGTACCAAGGATAGAAGCGGAGATGAAGAGCCATAGCCGCCAAACCACAAAGGAAGGCGATTATGACTCGGTTGACACCGATTAATAATCGAAAATACTTGCGAAACATCGCCAACCTCTTCCCTGAGAAAGAGCGGCCGGACAGGGATCCCTAGAAGATAGTCTGAACCACATGACTCTCGAAAGGGTCCGGATGAGAAGCTTTTTTCCACATTGACGGAAAAACCGCAATAATGGAGAAGGCTGCTTAAACGGTCTACAAGGGCCACAGGGACCACTAGATCATCACCATACACGGCAATGTCATCGTGGAGACTAAAGTCGCCTTTCTTCCATTCCAAGAGCTCATAGCACCGAAGTGCTGCATAGCAGGCGGAAAGGAAGATTAGGCTCTCAATTGCAAAGGTATAGCCATTGCCCATCGAACTCAGCTTTTCATAAGCGATTGTTCGATTTGCTGACTTGATCAACCCGGATGGGCTTCTCAAGTTCATCATGGCGTCAACCCAAACAGGGGGAAACAACTCCTCGACAATAGCCAAGGAAATTGTATCCGATGCAGCGCTTAAATCTAGCGTTGCATACTTCCCAGTTAGAGAGCCAAGTCGCGCAAGTTCCTGATTCTTCTTTTGGTCGTCCAAATCACATCCAAACCGCTTTAAGCGTGTTCGGATAATTCGGTCCATACCAAGTTGAAGAAAAAGGTTCATGCGAGGCTCGATAGCGATCGATCGATCAATCTTTCGATCTTTGGGAACCCACGTGATCACATTTCCAGGCACGACTTCTAGCACTTGCGACCAGAAGTCCTCAAGGTTGATACCGGATTCGAACGGTATTCCGTTCTTCACCCGATACCATTCCTGGAGGGCTCCGACCCATCGTGGGTCAGAG